ATCGTTTTGTTTTGGTGCAGTTGCATCTTGGAAATCTACTGCAGTATTAGCTCCAAGTCCACTTTGAGATATATAAGAACCACTATCATAGTATAGAAATTTTTCATATGCATCAAAACCCCTCTTCACCTCATCTCTTAAATTTTTATAATAATTTACTGTTGTTTCTGAACCACTAACTAAGGAATATGCATCAGATGAAGAATCATAACTTTCTACCAAACTAAGTTTATATTTAAAATTAGCTAACCTTTCATATGCAGAACCAAACCTAACAAAATTATTATAATTAGTATAATCAACATTCAAATGTTGTTGTAGATGACTACCAGATAAATAAAAATCAATAAGATTTTGTGCAGTAGTTGGTTTATATCCTAAAACTTCATCCCAAGTTTCAAATTCTGGCATCTGTCTTTTTTCTATATGAATATCAACATCTTTATGATGAGGAGCTAGTTGATTTACTTCATATTGAGTTGGTGCACTACCAACAAGAGAAATCTTATCAACAATTGGAGAGTGATAGAAATTACAAACAGATAACTGTGTATGTTCTTGGTATTCTTCTGGTAAAGGTTCATATAATTTAACAACTACTGCATGAGGAGCTTCTTTATAATTTATATCATCCAACATCCAATTAGTCATTAATGCAAAATTATTATCACCAAAATTCAAATATGTATTCAAGTCTTCAGGATTTAATTCTGGAACATCGTGTGTAAATAGATGTAACATTCTTGATGCTAAATCAATCCACATATCTTGTACATCTTCAAGAGTTAAATCTGGATTATTTGTCATATCTCTGAGTCTATCCATATCGAGAAGTTCTATAGAATCAGGTCTAAAATTAATTTTCGAACCTTCATTATTACTATTTAATATCCAAGCCGCTATTACAGCTACATCTGTTGGAGTTAAATTTATATCCTTTAAAGCTTGAGGAATTTCTATTTCTATCACATCACCGGCTTCATTTGTACTATCAATCTTACCATTTGGACTTATGAGTATGTTTATAGCCTTGACTAAATCTAAAACATTAACTAATCCATCTTCATCTAAATCAAATAACTCATATCCAACCTCAGCACCCAAATGTTTTTTATTTGAAAAATGAACAAATTGAATACCATTCTTATAATCAACAATTTTATTACGAGTTTTAACTGGTCGTAATACCAATTCAGTTCTTGATGGTGATATTTTATGAATGTATAAATTTTTATCAGTTAATCTCTGATATATGTTATAAACATATTTATACTTACCAAGTTTAAAATCAAGAGCTCTTAATTCGTCTGCGGGGTCTAAGTTTAAAACAAGACCTTCACTACCACTAGCTGTAGAGTCAATAGAAAAAACACTACTACCTTTACTAGCTAATAATCTATCATCGGGAGAATATGCGTGAAATTCAATTACATCGTCTTTATTTGTATCAAATGAAGTGAAAGGAAAATCATAACCAACCTCTATAAGCGAATTTGTATCTTTATCGATATAATCACCATCTTGTTTGAATCGACTTATTTTCAACTCTTCATAATTTTTATATTTTTTCATTGCCATATTCTATCCTCTAAATGTAAGTATCATCGATAGCATCTAATTTAAATTCACCATAGTCGGTTACATGCTCTTCATTAACTCGACCTTGATGTGCATATATGTAAATATTAGCTCTTGTAGCCCCATCTTGTGGCCCAGGTATTGGAACAAATTCCAATTCATGCTTAGTCCAATCACCATTTGTATTATTTGTAAAAGTCTTAGAAGCATACCATTCATATCCATTTGAGCCTGGCCAAGGATATGGGTGACCAACCCATCCATTACGCGTATCACCTATAAATATTCTACACTTAAAATTACCACCATCAAATCCAGGTGCTTCTGGTGGATTTATTGGATTTCTTGAATAGAATGTTAATTTATATCTCTGATGTGGATATAGGTAGAGTCTTGGTGTTATACCTGCATCAACCTTCCAATGTGATAATCCAGCCCAAGGATTATGATTAACCTCAGTCGACCAAAAATTTGCATTATTATTAGGTACTTCTACAACTGCCATAGCCGCGACATCCATCTTACCGGCAAATTTTCCAAGAAATGCCGTTCCAAATGAATATGCAGAAGGAGAGTTAGAATTTGCATTATATCCAGTTCCATACATATAGTCATTAGATTTTGTATTTGAGTTCTTCTTATACAACCATAATTTACCACCAGATAAACCCTGAACATCAAGGTTTGTATAATCAACTTGATTTCCATTTGACTCTGCAGAGTTCATATGGGTAGAAGTTCCATCTATATAATAGACATTACCATAATCATCTCTCATAGCCTTTACCCACATATCTCTATCGGCACCTCCACCATATGCATTTGTAGTAAACTCTATTCCTATTTTTGCGTTACCAGTATTCTCCCCCATATATCCATTGTGTACAGTAGTTTCAACCCATTGATATTCATTCTCTGGCCAAGTAATGTCTCCTTCAGCTACAACTGTCATATCTTTAACTTGACGACTTGGATTAGCATCAAACTTAATTCTATAGTGTGGTTGTACTCCACTAGCATCAGGTGTTCCCTTGATAAGAAATCCAATTGTCTGAGGAGCTTGATACCAACCTGAACCATCATCTGGGTCTTGTTGCAAATTATAAACCATTCTAACATGCCTGTATGCATTTGATAGACCAGTAATTGCTTTTGGTACACCAACATCTCTTAAATAACAAGTCATTCGTTCTTTTAATTGCCAATTACCAGGTGACCAGTGTTGTGGTCTCTTAACATTACTGTTCCATACTGACGAATTTCCATCAAAAATTCTCCAAACACTTTCATTAGAACCCCCAGAATCATCAACAGCATATACAGTCTGATATAATCTAAGATTTTTAAATGTACTCTGTTTAACCCACTCGTCAGTCATTTTTGCCATAGAAGCTTTCATTCCTTCAAGTTTACCTTCAAGTGAATCTCTAACAGATTCTGCAGCTATTTTATCAACCTCCATATCATCACGCTCTTTTGTCAATTTATCCGCTAGAGCTTGAGTCTGTGTATCTTGTATATCAGCTTGCATTTGAGCTTCTGCTAAATCTATTTTTGTATTCCTAACCTGCTCTATCATAAAATCTTCTTCTGAAAATTCAACTGGTACTGGTGGTAACTCACTCAGAAACCACTCGTTAGGTAATTCAATTTTAAGACAACTATTCCAATTTTGATAACCTATAAACATACCATCATAACTAGCTGGATTATCTGCATAATAATTTGGTAAGGTTGTACCAGTAATATCATAAAGATACATTGTAGTATCTGGAACGAACGCACCCCAATAGTCTTTTAGTTGAGGTTCACCCGTATTCCAAGTACTAAATAAATTTTGTTCTTCAGTTTCAAGTATTGGAGCATCATCATTATTTATTACAATAGCTTGGTCAGTATCAGGTAAAGCTAAGTGTGATGCTAGTTGTTTATTTTTAATTTGAGAAATATGTAAATTTCTATCTCCTAATCCAGCACCATTAGCATCATTATCAAATTTTATTTGTATAAGTTGTTTCTCTAACTCAGCTCGTATCGGTACTTCAAAATTATACCATCTCCAATCTTGGTGGTTTATAAATTCATCAAACACTACACTTTCATTCATTTTTATCACTATGTGAGGGCCAATATTATCGTGAAGAGTTGCTTTCATTAAAAATCCAATATGAGCTACATTAAAATAATCTAATCTTAATGGGTCTGTAAAACCTGTATCTGTTAGAGTTGTCTCATTTATAGCATCTCTTATCAAGTTTCTTAAATCTGCATCTGTCATATCATCCTTCAAGTCTTGAAACTCTTGGAGCATATTAAATATTCTTTCTTCTAAAGTTAGACCTTCTTCTGGTAACTCTTCGGGTTTTAATTCCTTTATTTCATTATCTATTATTTCTCGTACATCTTCATATCGTTTTTTTGATAATTTTACCATATAATCTTTTTTAACATTATATGGAGTTACCATATATCCATCTCTGTCTCTGAACCGCGGGTCTTTTAATTGTAATTGTCTACTCTGCTCAACTCCGACTTCTGGTGTAGCATATGTCCAATAGGTATCATCATCTATTTTATAATGAAAGGGGCCGGAATAATTTTCACCAGTGTCATTGTAGGTAAACTCCCCACCCTCAGTATATAAATTTGGAACTATTTGAATTTTTTGTGCCATCTACTATCTCACTATTTTAAATTGAAATTGATTATCATCAAAATATTGTACTATAGAACCAGTAACAACTTTAAAAGCAAATTTATAAAATCTTTCTGGTTGTAATGTACTTAATCTAAAATTAAAAAAGTTACCACTTGAATCACAACTTATTTTTGTATAATCATCATAATCAATTAAAACTTCATCAGTAGATGCATCTATAACACTATAGTATGAGGATGAAGGAAGATATTCAACCTTCAAATAATCGGAAGATGTTGAATAAGTTTTAGTAACTATTCTATTTATACCAGTAACTCTAAACTTTTCTACCGAAGTGTTTTTATATTGTGGTTTTAGACCTTTCATATAAAGGACAATATCATCATCAACATTCAAGGCGTTTAAACTACCAGTTGACCAAGTAGAATCATCCCATTTAGTTTCTAATCTTGGTAAATACATAGTATGTGTATCACGAGAAAAGAATTGTAAATTACCATATGGAGCTAAATCAGTTTCATCTGATGGACTTCTCTTTATAATGAATCCATTATTAGATATTGTTCCAGCGTGTATAGCTTCGATTGATGGTGTTATATCTAAATCTACATCACCAGTCTCATATTCAAATGACTGAATATGAGTGTAGTCAGTTCCATTAGTAGTTTTACCATAATAGTAGTTACCACCAAAGTCTGTTGAACCTGTCTCGTAGTATGCACCATTGGAAGATGCATATGAAGAGGTAGTCCATTGAGTTCCTGTATTTTTAAAATATCCATTTCTGTATTTCCAACTTACACCATCTTGAGTGATAGGATTGTCTGTTGATTTACCAGTTCCCATTTCCCAAGTCTTTGATATTGGATATGCATGAACATCATATTTTAATGGAATATCATTAACTTGAGATGTATATAATTTTAAAGAATGTGTAGCATTAGTTATAGTTCCAGCAGTAATTTCTGATGATAGTGATGTCATATCAAATTTCAAAAGAACTCGTGAATTATAGTAATTACCATCTATTTTATATTTTTGCAATTCAAGTATAGAATCCAAACCTGAATTTTGATTTTTTTGTTCTGTAGTAGCTACACCAGTATTTTTAGTTTTCTGATATATAGTAGCGTCCTTGTCAATATAAGTAAATATATGCATTATCTAGCTCTCCCCTGTATATCTTTATGTGGATATTTCAATTCAAATATCATTGGGTCAAGTGATGGATAAATAACACCACCCGGATTACCCTTGTCGTCAACTGGTTCGGCTTCAACTAAATCATAAACATTATTTGAATATCCCTCACCAGTTAATACTTTAAAATGTAATGTAGTAACATTTTGAACACCTTCAACTAAAGACATCTTATACATTAAATCCGCTTTAATTATTGGTTGATTTATTTGCCATTTATCTATTGAAAAGAAATCTTGGATTGCATCCATACATCGTAATACAACTTCTCTCTTATTATAATTAGCCAAAGCTATAACTTCAAAATCAATACCCAAGTTTACAATATACCCATCTAATAAATTTACAGCATCTGTTAACATTCTGTATTGTGATAGGTATGTTCTTAAATTATGTTTTACCGCATCAGTTAATTTAACTAACTTTTTATCTTTATCATATCCAAGACAATAAAAATTTAATGAGAATGGATTAGGTATTTTAGTAGGTTCTTCCATACCATCAGTACCATCTTGTTGATTAAGTTGTTCATCTGGTGCAACATACACTTTAGCTATATTACCATATTTAGCTGGTAATGAATAACACCTAACAATATAATCTTCTTTAGTAACCGCTCTGTTTTGTGCTGGGAAACTTGCTAATGCATTCTGTCTAATTTCCTCTATAGTTTCCGAGTCACGCCCTCCAGTAGCTGGTCTTGGATTAGTTACAGCTAAAGAATTTTTTGCATTATTAAACTCACTAATATCAGGTATTGTAGCCATATCATTTAATACTGGAGCATTTACTACTTCGGTAATATCTCCTTGTGGTACATTTGTTTGAACACCACCACCTCTAGCATATCTGATAGTTAAAGTTGTACTCTGAGGAACTTGACCATATGTCTTTGTATATAAAAAATTTGAAGGGTCAAATGACTTATCAAGTCTTGATACACCTGTACCAAGTTGAGAACCAACATTAGTTGGATTTGGAGTTATGACTTCATCTGGAGAATCAGAGACTCCTGCACCAAATTGAATCTTTGACAAGTTATGTGATGTAACATCAACTACAAACCTTCTAGCAGTTTTCTTTAATTTTAATAAATATGGTGTATCATCAGCATATTGAGATAGTGTTGGGTCTGTTTTAAAATTATTTGGAACATCTGTAAAAACTGTATCTTGAGCTAGAAAAGGAACTTCATACCAATTGTTACCATCAGCATCTTTAACATCAATTACAGATGTTACATCTGATGTAGCTAAATATCTTACATCATATTTCTTAGCACTACCAAATGAAAATTGTTCACTTTCAATTGTTCCGGCAACACACGCCGCTTGTTTCTTCAATAAATAAAATGTTGGTAGTGAATCTGAATATTGATATACCGTAATTTCCATAGGGTCTAATGAACTTGAATATCTAAAATCCAAAGTATCCAAAGTTCTGAATGTTGTTCCTGTAGTTTTTGATTTGAATGTTGAGTTCTCTTGTACTATTAAAGCATAAGTCAAATCAGGTTCATATGTAACACCACCATCAGTTGTTTTAGATGGAACAGTTTGATACACATCAAGAGTTACTGTACTTGGAACGGTTGTTCTTGGTTTGTAACCAAGTGTTTTAGATAATTCAACTACATTAGCTCTTTCTTCTGCATAAGGAAGAAGAGTTTCTTTAAATTGTTTATCTATATAAAAACCCAATACATCACCAACATATGCAGCCATTTCAATAAACATCATACCAGGTGATGACTCATTAAAATCATTATAAGTATTTGGATAATATACTTTAGAGAAATCAATCAAAGCTTTTCTAAAACCTGTAAAGTCTCTGTTTAAATATCTAACTTCTTTTTTTGAATCTTGTTTTATTCCAAAGTCTGCCATTACTTATCCCCTTTAAATTTCTGGTCCAGCTATTGTTAATGATATTGACTCTAACATTGTTGGGTCATTATATACACTAAATGTCATAGATATTGCAAATTCATTTCTATGTGTTTCTACGCCATCATTTGGTTGTCCTGGTGCTTCACCTGTTGTACTGAGTACTTCCAATTCAACCAATTTAACAAATGGTAACCATATCTTAAAAGCTTCTAATATAGATTCTTTAACTCTAATTGATAAAGTACCATCATCTTGTTCAAATAATATAGAATATATGTCTGTGCCGAATGTTGGTTGCATTACTCGTTCACCCTTCATCGTCAATAATAAATTTCTAATATTATGTTTCAATTGTTTAATAGTAAGATACTCTTGTTCAAAATATCCATTAGTACCAAGTGTAACTGGTAAAGCTATACCAACAGCAATATCTGGGTCTTGGTCTACAACCGCGGTTCCAAACGCTTTATGAGAATCATCTAATATTAAATCTATAGGTTTCTCTGCCATTACTTATCTCCTAATATACCTTACCACAATCTATTCCAGATGCCGGATTCATCTTACAAGGTGCTGATGTCATAGCTGTTCCAGGACCTGAAGTAGCTCCTACTCCCCCCGCAATTGGTGGAGCGTTAGTTACAGGTTGCCCAGGTAAAGTTGTTACTTGAGTACCAGGTAAAAACTCAATACTACTAATATCAATAGATGCACTTTTTAAAAATTTATCTATACCATCTGACATCATCTTACCTAATTTTTTATTCTTTTTTTTAATATCATCTTCCTTATTAAAATCATCACCACCAGGTAATACACTATTGTACGCATCTTCAATGTCTTTAGCTAATTTACTCTTATCTAACATTTCACTCTCCTAATATACCTTACAACAATCTATACCTGATGCAGGATTTTCTTTACCAGGTCCTGATGTCATACCAGTACCAGGTCCAGTTGTAGCTCCTGCTCCAGGTGCTACTACAGGTTGACCGGGATTAGTTGTTACTTGAGTACCAGGTAATGTCTCTAATCCACTAACATCAACAGAGGCCGACTTTACAAATTTATCTATAGCGTCTGCCATCATTTTAGCAATCTTCTTGTTCTTTTTCTTAATATCAGCTTCTTTTTCAAAGTCATCTCCACCGGGTAAACTACTATTTAATGCCTTTTCTAAATCGCTTGCTAATGATGATTTATTTACTGCCATATTTTACTCCTACCCTTTCAAAGGGCCGTTACCACCTTTTTTCTTATCTATAGCCTTCATCAAGTCTCCATAGTTACGAGTCATAGCATTAGTAACATCTTCTGGAACTTGCTCTGGGGCTATTGGAGCTCCATCAGGGGTTGACATTCCTGACACTGGGTTTGCATCTCCATATCCCATCATAGATGCCATTGAACTTCTATCAAATGTCTTACCCTCACCACCCATTGTTGGCCATTCTTCTTGACCTTGTGGTTGTTGTGGAATTGTTCCATCTTGTGGCAAACCACCTTGTGTTTCGTTCAGTATACTATTTAATACTGAATTATTACTTAACTTTTTCATTGGAGTCTTTTCTTTTGGTACAATATCATTTACCAGTTTTTTAATTGAAGACTCTGTTACTTTTTTTCTTGGCTTAGACTTAACTGCTTTTCTTTTTGGAGTTTTAGTCTCACCCATCAGAGAAACGAAATTGACAAACTCTGTCCTTACAGCCTTCTCAACTTCTTCTCTAATTATTTTTCTTAGTGTTTTAGTTAAATCACTTTTCATATGATAACCTCCATTACATTGTAAAGTTTTGTTTACTTAAAATCTTTTTCAATTTTTGCTTAATCCCCATAAATGTTGGTAAGTTTGCCGGATTAAGACTTGCTGGCCCCATACCATTTATATATTGAGCTTTAGTTATAGCGTCAATCAATTCTTCTAATAAAGTTTTTAATGTTTCTCCAAATACTAAATGTTCACACTTACCCTCTTCAAGTTTGGGTGAACCCTCATCAGGAACTCCAAGATAAATTTCTGGAGAATTAATAATAGTATTCTTTTTATTTCTCAATACTGTTTGACCTTCGGTGTTTAGAACATGCCCTTTCATCGAATCTGAAACGAACCAATCTGATGTACAGAAATATTGAGTTCCAAGAGCAGAGAAAAACATTTCATTGTTCCTACTATTAAATATCAGCCTATCTGAATTTAATATGATTTGTTTTCCATCCCACAATGTAGGTATGGTTATGGATTTACCCTTAACTGGTGTTCCCCAACTAACAGTATGAACAGTATTACCAGTATCCTTAGCTGTCGCAGATGTTATCATACTTGTCTCATTTGTTAATAGATAAAGACTTGAACCATCATCATTTATGTTTTCTTCAAGTGGTTTTCCAAATCCCATACTTGACATAAATCCAGTTGGGTCATCCGATGATAATCTCTGACCACACCTTAATAAGATATTTGGTGAGTCATAAGCTTCGTGTTTATTTTGTCCATATCCCAATCTAATAGATTGACCAAACTTACCATCAATACAAACATCACCCTCATACATCTTTGTAGGTAATACACCTGCACTTGGTTGATAATGATTAAACATACCAGCTATAGCTTCGTGTACAGAACCTCCACCTCCACCACCTCCTCCAGAGGCGTTTGAAGATTTATATTGTTCTGAACTTCCACCTTGTCCTAACCCTGTTATTCTACTCAGAGATAGTCCGGGAAATATATTATTATTTACATTATTGTTTTTATTCAAAGTATGTAAATAATATCTCTTACCAAAATATTCTGCAACAATTACATATTCACCAATGACTGGATAACTTCTTATATTTGGATTCATTGGATATACCCATTGTAAAAATTCTTTCTTTGTATTATACTCACTATTGACCATACGAGCTTTAACTTTACCAACATCCAATCCACTTTTGTATCCAGTGTCACCATCATTTAAACAAACTTGTACAACTTCTGCCGCTTCCAATTCATAGAATTGTGTATGTGGAACTGCTACTCCCCTATTGGCTCCAGCTAGTTTTTGAAGACCTGATGCAGCTTTTCTAAGTAGACTTGTTCCACCTTTATTTTTATCTATCTCATATGCCATATTTAGTTTTCCAAAAAGTTATTATCGTCTAACTCACTTTTTTTATTTTTGATTTCATCAGATTTTTTCTGAATATCTTGAACCTCTTCATTAAGAGCATCAAGTAATTGACTTTTTTCCTTCTCACTAAGAATACCACTATCATCTGTTTCAGATTTAGCGGTTAGAATTTTTGTTACAACATTTGCAATCTTTACTAACTGGTCATCATTCTTAACAGCTACATCTAAGTAATCCTTTATAATAGGTGATATAACTGCAACATCACTAACATTTTTTATCATCTTTGATAACTCGTCACATAATAAATCAATTTGACTTTTTGTATGTAATTGATTATTATAGATGTCATTCAAAAGTGATGACAATGTCTTACCTTTAAATATTTCAGTATCTTTATTTTTTAAACTCATATTAGCTCCTTATAGACCATCTCATATATAAATATGTAATAAACGAAAAAAGGGTAACAACTTGTTACCCTTCTTCATAATATAATTAAATATTGTGATTAAAATCTACATAAAACTACCACTTTGACCTATATTTAAGTATCCAGTTTTAGCATATTCTTTATTTAATTGAACATAATGTTTTTTAATAACATTTATTACTCTTGTTATATGTTGGGTATTTGAACCAGTCATTTCCCTTATCAAAACATATAATGCCTTTTTATTAAAATTCTCAATCATCTGTCGAGTCTTCATTAAATATAATACGGCATCAGCTACTGCAATATCTTTTTGTCGTTTAAAAATTGTAGTTAAATTCTCTTCAAGATAATCAACCATCTGTTGAAAAAACTCAGTAGTCTCATCACTCATATCTTGTTGTTCTGCCATCACTTGCATATGATTATTATATTGTGTACTATCTGTACTCTTATGTAATTTATACATTTTATAATTTCTATTGTTATTCAATATTAACCAATTTTTAGCTACAACAGAAAAATATGAAAAAGCTCTTCCCTTTTCCGATTCATACTTCTCTATATTCATAACAAGAAAACCAACAACATCGTGTTTCACTTGTTCCGATGGAACATCAAAATAGTAAAATTTATATGTATGAATTATATTTTCAGCCAACTTATCGAACGCATATGCTATCTCGTCTCTATATATCTTGTTACGCTCAGATTGTGATTTTGATTTCTGATACCTAATTATAGCCTCTTGTACAGGTGTTCCAAAATAAATTTTACTTTTTTTCTTTCTTGGCCCTTTTTCCATTATTGGTTTTTCTGACATTCTATTTCTCCCAGTAGTCTGTTATTTGCCCCATTAGGGTTTTCAATGTTATAAAAAATGTTCCAACCTCATCATCAGATTCAAATGTTCCTGAAGTATCAATTTGTTTGATTTTTCCATCAACATCTTTTACTGTTTCTGAGAATCCATTTATCCAAGTCTCATATTCTTCTATTCTATTTTCATATGAAATTACTTTACTATTCAAATTCCATATTATATATGAACATCCAACTACAACAAGACTTAATAATATTATAATTGTAATTTCCATTAATCTATTCCTTGTATATCTACTTCTTTACCACAATTCAAACAATAAAAAACTGGAACTGGCATTACTTGTGTTTTACCAGTAGGTGATAACAAAGAAGATAATTTTCTTAACTCATAACCTTGATTATACATTTCCCCACCACAAGTTACTTCGATACCCTTTTCCAAATCAATTTGTTTATTATCACATTTAATTACTGTAGTATCTTCAATACTAACATTATGTTGTTTAGCTTGTCCGTCTAATTTCATACTCTATCCCCCAAATAAATCATTAAATACTTTACTCTGACCTTCTGTTAATTCTTCTTTTTTTCTAGCTTTAGTAACATAGTCTTCATTAGAATGGTTATACTTCCAATCCTCATACTCTGTTCTTGACGCCATCATATCACCTTGATGTAGGATATGTGGTAAATTTGTTTTCAATTGAAAGTCATCTGAATATGTCATTAGATAACTTTTATTTGCATCTTCATATAAACCATCAGTAAGTTTAATCGCTAAAAATTCGTTCTCTGTCATTGGAACATTGAAATGACTTAATAAAAAGAATGTTCTATCTGTAACATTCATATAGTTGACATTTGGATTGTGATTATATATCTTACCTTGATTCTTCCTATGCCATTCTGAATCATTTGGTACATAGTAATCACCTTCAAGTGAACCAACCTTACCCAAGTCGTGATGCATCGCACTAAATACTAATTCCTCATCTGTCCAATTAATATGTCCAATCTCTTTCCATAACTCCCCAACTTTCTGTGAACATTTAATTACATTTAATATATGTGCTACATAACCACCAGGAAAAGCATTGTGATAATGTTCTTTTCCACTAGCTGGTGCTAACATCATTCTATCTTGAAAATAATAATACATCTTTAAGAGGTTATCCTTTTTCTCTCCATCAAATGTATTATTGATAATTGAGATTAACTCATCCCAATTCTGTTGTAATTCTTCTGCTGTAAATTCTTTCATCTATGTAAAACCTCAAATTTTATATTGTTATAATATACGAGCTTTTGCTCATACGAGTCAAGAGCTATTTTAAAAAAAAACACCAAAGGCCCACATTAAGTGAGCCTTTAGTTTTAAGATTGGTGAGTTAGTTTGAATTACTTCTTACCAACTGCATCTCTAACACCATACAGACCTAAAGCGGCTAGTACACCGAAAACAGATTCTGGAATTACAATTCCAAATTCACCAGCGATACTAACACCACATACTACTATAGATGTCCATATTGTTTTAGATTTCCACCATTGTTTATCTTGTATCATTCGTAGTCTCCTAAGTTAACTTATCTACTTATTATCCCATAAACCAACTAATACAATCAGAGTCAAAAGACCCGTCAAACCTCCTGAAAGGAAGCTGTTTACAAGGCCGTTGATATTCCCAATGATGTCTAAACCAAGTACACTACCGAATACTATCTGTGATAAAATACCAACAGATACTAATCCACCCAGTACACCTGCGAAACCACCAAGAAAATCTGACATTGTTCCAAAGATTGACTTAACATTCATAGTTATTCTCCTATTGTTTTTATTAATGATTAAAATTTATAACTTGCTCTAATAACAAAGTCTTCACCCTCTTCACTCGAAAGTTCAGTTGTGATAAACATATTATCAGTACAGCTATATTTAACGCCGTATATCAATTTTGCATCTGTGGTATCGTCACCATCGTCACTATACCCAAACAAAATTGATGCACCCTTGAAGACATCAGGTGTTACTTCAGAGCGTAACCAAAACGCCCCATTACCTTCATCTGACAAGTCATACTCAAAAGAGTTCTCTATTGGAAAACCAACAACGCTGATTTTACCAGAGACATCTAAAAGTAGAGCATCATTACTATTAACAGAGACACCTACAGTCTGGTCAAAGATTGAATAAGACAGTCTTCCTGCCCAAAATTCATCATTACCATAGAGTGCTCCAACACTTACTCCATACTTATTAACTGATAGACCTACACCCTCTTCAACAGCATGCTCTCTTGGTAGAGAAACAAAACTATTTTCAGATGGTCTGTGTAGACCCCATGCAATACCATAAGGTGTTGCTTGTTGACCAAAAGTAAGACTAACATCATCTGTTACTTTCCACGAATATTTCGCTTCTTCGATGCTAAACATACCCTCAGTTAATACTCCACTTAACTGCCATCCGTCACCAGTTAAAGTTAGTCCTGAATAAGGACTCGAAAAACTTAGTGCATCTTCTACAGCTGGTGTAGTTGTTCCGTCATCATTGATGACTTCATCCATACCACCCCCATATGTAAAATCAGTACTAAATTCCCCTGAAACTTTTATTTGTGAATCGCTTGCTGGTTCTACTACTTCTTGAGCGAAAATAATTCCACTCACAGCAAGTACTACGCATAACAGTATCGTTTTTAGTGTATTCATACTACTATCTCCTATATTGTTCTTTGTTTACACTTTATAACAAAGATACGCCAATTTTTTCCTATTAATAGACTTTTGATTAATGTTCATAACGGTATAAACCCTTACGGTCGGGGAAAGGAATCCCCTATTTGAAATATGTTCTTAATTATCATATCAATTATAAATATAACCTAATCGCCCAAAAAACGATTTTTTTTTAGTCTTTTTTGTCCTCATCACTATCATCAGATTGTTTCTTTGGGTCTTGTGTTTCACCCCTAAGTTTAGCACAATCTTCAATAGTATAATCATTATCATAGATGAAATTGTAATTATTCTCATCTAATAGATTATAAATTCTTTCAATTGGAATAAAGTATCC